TTGAATCTGCATGTAAGCGTTTAGGTTTAAAGCACGTACCTATCTTGGTTTCTAATACCGATATTAAGCAACAAACTATCCAAAGCATTATTGAATATGCGGAAGGTAAATCACAGCTCAATGGTTCAGAACGTGAAGGTGTTGTTTTTAAATCCAATACTGTACATGACTTGAGTTTCAAAGCTATTAGCAACAAGTGGTTATTGAAAGGTGGTGAGTGATTGTCAAATCATTTCTTAAGACATGAGAACTGTGATCAATGTGGTAGTAGTGATGCGAAGGCCATCTATGAAGGTGGCTCTTCTCATTGCTTCTCCTGTGAGCATACAGTGATTAGTGAAGAGTATAAAAAGGAATTGAAAGGTAAGAAACCTCAATTCAAAAGAGTAAAGAGTTCAGTTGGAAAGGAAAAGGAAAATATGGAAGTTAAACCTAGTGGTAAACCTGCATTAAGCTCTGAAGAGAATTTAGAGATTAAGGCTGATACTACTCCAAAAGCCAAAGGCTTTAGATTTCTAGATGATGAAACAACTACTAAATTTGGTGTGCGTCATTCTGTAGATAAAAACGATGACGTAATTGAACAGTATTACCCTTGTACACAAGATGGTCAACTGGTTGGATATAAAATCCGTGAAGTACCAAAGAACTTTTACTCTCGTGGTAGAACTGGTGCTGACTGTGAGCTGTTCATGCAATTTAAATTTAACCGTGGTGGTAAGTATATTATCATTACCGAAGGTGAATTAGATGCATTATCAGCTTATCAGATCATGAGTAATTACAACAAGGGTCGTGGTGATGGTGATCTTGAAACAGCTGTGGTAAGTCCTACTACTGGAGCAAACTCACACAAGCAAATTGCTGCACAATATAAATTCTTTGATAGCTTTGATAATATCATTGTATCGTATGATAATGATAAAGCTGGTCAAGCTGCCATTGAACAAGTTGTAAAGGTTTTACCAAAAGGTAAAGTCAAGATCATGCAAATGAAGTACAAGGATGCTAATGATTATTTAAAGAATGAAGATGAAAAAGCATTCATTAATGATTTCTACAATGCCAAGCGTTTTACTCCAGTTGGTGTAGTTGGTTCTGGTGATTTGTATAGTCGTATTCTTGAACAAAGCAATATTGCAAAAGTGGCATTCCCACCATTCATGGACAAGCTTAATGAAATGTTTGCTGGTGGTTTACCATTAGGTCATATCGTTAACATTGCAGCTGGTACTGGTTTAGGTAAGACTTCATTCATTACTGAAATCTTGTATCACTGGATTTTTAATTCACCGCATAAAATCGGTGTAGTTTCTATGGAAGCTGATGCTGGTCAATACGGAGAAATCTTGTTAGGTAGGCATTTAAGTCGCAAATTAGCATTGATTCAAGATGATAATATTAAACGTGATTTACTTATTTCTGATCGAGTTAAAGCAAAAGCACAAGAGTTATTCTACAATGAAGACGGTCAACATCGTTTCTACTTATTAGATAACCGTGATGGTACTATTGAAGAAATCCAAGATACTATTGAAGAGTTAGTAGTATCTTGTGGTTGTCGAATCATCGTACTAGACCCATTGCAAGATATCTTAGATGGATTATCCATTGACGAACAAGCAGTATTTATGAAGTGGAGTAAAGGTATTATTAAGAGTCACAATGTGACATTAATCTTTATTAACCATGTACGTAAAGCAGCTTCTGGTGGTGCTAACTCTGCCAAGGGTGATACCTTTACAGAAGAAGAGATTCAAGGTAGTTCTACTATCATTAAATCAGCTTCTGCCAACATCTTACTTAGCCGAAATAAGTATGCTGAGGATGAAGTCGAACGTAACACCACTAAGGTTTTGTTAAGTAAGAACCGTATCTGTGGTTTAACTGGTCCTGCTGGTGAAGTGTATTATGAAAATGATACTCATACACTATGGGATAAAGCTAAATACTTTAGTACGCCTAAAGAAGCACCTGCTGTAGAAGCTTGATAGAAGCCCCAAGTTGTGATATACTTGGGGTTATTTTTACACTTGACTTTCCATATTCTATGATGTATAATAATGTTTTATATCATAGAAAGGTAATATGGAATGTAAAGAATGTAAAAAAGAACTATCAGAAGATAGTTTTTATCCTAAATACAAGGTTTGTAAAGTATGTGTGAATAACAAAGCAAGACTGAAATATAAGGAAAATCCCAAACTTAAAGAAGATAGATCTAATAGATATCTTAAAAACTCTAAAAGTACTAAATATCAGGAATCTCAAAAAGATCGAAGTACAAGATTTTACACATCACTAAGAGGTAGAGCATTAACCTTATTAAGCTCCGCAGAAAGAAGATCCTATAAATTTGATGAAAAATTAGAAATAGATTTTGATTTTATTTATGATAAACTTGACAAAGGTGTTTGTGAAGTAACAGGTATACCTTTTGATTTTAATAAATGTGATAAATATGATAAGAACCCTTATGCACCATCTATAGATAGGATAGATTCTTCAATTGGATATACTAAAAATAATACAAGAATCGTAATTTGGCAGTATAATCTAATGAAAGGTGAGATCAGTGACACTGAATTGTTAGATCTTTGTAAAATAATAATTGAAAGGGGTTAATTTATGGATTGGGTGTACGATATCGAGACTTTTCCTAACGTATTTACATTCAGTGTGATTCGTGCTGATGGTAAGTGCGGTAAAACATTTGAGGTTTCATTTCGTAAGAATGAAATTGATCGTGTATTTGCTTGCATCGACTATATTGCAGATAGTGGTGATCGTATGGTTGGCTTTAATAACACTGGCTTCGATTATCCTGTACTGCATAAGATTTTAGGTAAGCGTAGTCGATTTAAAAGGGCAGATGGACTTGAGATTGCTCAGTATGCTTATGAGTGTGCTATGGAGCAAATTGATGGTATGAAAGATGGTGGCTTTGCCAAAGTAGTTAAAGATGACGAATCATTTGCTACACAGGTTGATCTATTTAAAATTCACCACTTCGATAACAAAGCTCGTGCAACAAGCTTGAAGATGATCGAATTCAACATGAAGTCTGACAATATTGAAGACTTACCGTTTCCAGTTGGTAAAGAATTGTTAGATCATGAGATTGATGTATTGATCAAGTACAACGCTCATGATGTGAAGATGACATTGGATTTCTATAAGCATAGTCTTGGTTTAATTAAATTCCGTGAAGAGCTATCGGTTAAATATGGTAAGAACTTCTTGAATCATAATGATACGAAGATTGGTAAAGACTACTTCATTATGGAGTTGGAGAAAAAGATCCCCGGTAGTTGCTACAGCATCGACCATCACGGTAGACGACACCTAAACCAATCCAAACGCGCTCACATCGATATCCGTGACTGTTTGTTTAAGTACTATGACTTTCAACGTCCAGAATTCCAATCCGTTCTTGAATGGTTTAAGAAACAACGCATCACTGAAACCAAAGGTGTTTTCTCTGATATTGAAGAACATCGATTAGGTGACGTAGCTAAGTACGCAAACTTGACAGTTAAGAAGAAAAAGTTCAAAGGTATTCCAACAGAACAAGATATTGCTGCTTTCAAGAAAGAGCATCCTATGGGTTGGGTTGAAGCTGAAGAACTAAAAGCTACAGAATATTTGTTTGACAGCGAAGGTAACCACGTAATGGAGCAACCATTAGATTCAGATGGTTCACCTGACTTTAGTAAAAAGCCTAAGAAGGTCCGTGTACCTAAGAAGTCTTATTGGGGAATGTGGAACGTAGCTGAAAACTTAAACGTAGTCGTAGATGGTTTCCGCTTCGACTTTGGTACTGGTGGTATTCATGGAAGTATCGAATCTAAGATTGCTTCTGAGAATAAGAAATATTTGATCATTGACGCTGACGTTAGTTCGATGTACCCAAATATCGCTATCGCTAACAAAGTATATCCAGAGCATCTCTCTAACAGCTTCTGTGATATCTACGAGGACGTATATCAACAGCGTAAGAGCTATCCAAAGGGTAGTGCTGAAAATGCCATGTTGAAGCTTGCTTTGAACGGTGTATACGGCGATAGCAACAACAAATTTAGTCCGTTCTTTGACCCTAAATATACAATGTCTATTACTATCAATGGTCAATTATCACTATGCTTACTTGCTGAGAAGTTATTGACAATTGAAGGTCTGAAAATCATTCAGGTCAATACCGATGGTGTAACCGTTGCATTACCTAGAGACAAGCGAGACGAGTACGATACAATTTGTTTAGCGTGGCAAAAGCAGGTTGGTCTTGAGCTTGAGTATGCTGAGTATAGTAAGATGATCATCCGTGACGTTAATAACTATATCGCTGTTTACACAGATGGTAAGTTAAAGCGCAAAGGTGCTTATCAATATGAGGGTCTAGGTTGGCATCAAAATCAAGGTGGTTTGGTCATACCAATGGCAGCTGAAGCGGCAATGTTACATGGTGCAGATGTACGAGAATTCATTTCTAACCATAAGAATAAATGGGATTTCTTATTACGTACAAAAGTACCACGTAGTTCAAGCTTGGTGATGGTTATGGAAGATGGTACAGAAATTCCACAACAAAACATTTGCAGGTACTATCCTTGTAAAGCTGGTGGCAAGTTAGTAAAGCTTATGCCACCACTAGAAGGTGATACAGAAGTTCGCCGTTTAGGTATCGATACTGCATGGAATGTAAAGACATGTAACGATATCAATGACTATGCAGATGATGTAGACGTAGATTATTATGTTGCTGAAGCTGAAAAGTTGGTAATTCGTTAAATTTGTGTTATAGTAAGATCATTCTTGAAAGGAGTTAAGATGATTAATTTGAAAGTAAACGGTCATGAGACTGAGTTTAAGAGTTGGAAATTTCCAGCTGGTGAAGTGGGTGTAAAAATCCCACAAATTGAAAAGCACGAGAAGGTAGGTATTGTACTGACGATGCCTTCATCAGATGAAATCTTCATTGCACTTAACATGTTAGATGCATTGGCTGTGCAAGGTGTTCAACGTGATAACATTGATTTGTTTATCCCATATTTTCCGTATGGTCGTCAGGACCGTGTATGTCATGAAGGTGAAAGCTTTGCATTACGTGTGTTTGCACACATGTTAAAAGCTTTTCCTCACTACAATAATGTCTACATCAAGGATATGCACAGTGAAGTTACACATCAAGCTTTGATGGGTTATGGTGTACAACTTCTACACATGTCACAATCATCTTGTGCCAAGTACTTACCTAAGTTTGATGCATTAATTGCACCAGACGAAGGTGCAGCTGAAAAAGTTTATACGCATTATCAAGTTGGTCTTGGTACGCAAGTGTTTACTTTGTCGAAAGAACGTAAAGACGGTCAAGTAGTTTATACAGACTTTGCATTTGATACCATTACTGGTGATGTATGCGTAGTGGACGATATCTGTGACGGTGGTGCAACATTCCTATCTTTAGCTGAAATGCTTTATCGTACACAGCCAAATATGTCAAAATTGTGTCTGTATGTTACTCACGGAATTTTTTCTAAAGGAGTGGTAGAACTCTTGAAAAAGTATGCTACAATCTACGTACACAACAACATGAACCCATTTGTTGCAGATTCTGTGACAATCATTTAAAGGAGTTGAAATGAGTTTTATTAATCCAATGACAGCATGTGACTTTTACAAAGTAGGTCACAAAGATATGTACCCTAAAGGTACTACCATGATTTACAGCAACTTCACACCTCGTTCTAATCGTCTTGCACCTAGTGCTGGTAATAAGAAGCCAGAACAAATCGTGATGTTCGGTTTACAAGGCTTTATCAAATCCTTCTTGATTGAATCATTTCAGTCAGGTTTCTTTTGTAAGTCGCGTTCTCAAGTAGTTGCTGAGTACAAGCGCCGTGTGGATATGTCCCTTGGTGAAGGTGTTGTCGGTACTGAACACATTGCTGCCTTGTGGGACTTAGGTTACTTGCCAATTGAAATCAAAGCTTTGCCAGAAGGTTCATTGGTCGATATCAAAG